GGGCGAGGTTGTCGATCACCTTCAGGGCCCACCGCGTCGCCTCCTCCATGAAAAACTCGTACGGCGGCGTCCAGATCAACTGCTGCTGCTGGTGGCATACCAGCGTGAAATGATCGTCGAACGAGGGCTCGCTCGTGTAGACGTTGCGCACGGTGGTCTTGATGTCCGCGTCGTAAGTCGGCGGGAGCTTCTTCAGCTCGGCGTTGTCGTCGCTCGCCACGCCCGCCGCGTCGTGCGTGCCGAATTGCCACCGGCCGGGGGCGGAGGCCCCGGTCGCGCCCTGCGGCATGATCTTTATCATGTCCAGCCTGACCCGCCAGTCGGTCGCGATCAGAAACGCGGCGATGCTGTCGTTATCGCCCGCTGCGGTTCCTCGCCACTGATACCGAAACTTCTTGAGCGCCATGTTGGCCTCCTAAAATCCGCCGGCGGGCTCGAACTCGAGGATCCATCCCGCCAGGCCATAGTCCGGGTGCCAGTACAAGGTTTCCCCGGGTCCGCCCGGGCTCTGTACCAGCAAACTGATTTCCTGCGACTCGCGCCTCACGCCCTGATGCTGTTCCGTCGCCCACTTGAGCGAGCGGGTCCGTAGCTCGAACGTCTCATCCCGCACGACCCGGAACCCGAAAGCCCAGTCGCGCACGAAGCCGTCGTCGGGCACGACGTGAATCCGATCGTGCAGCCAGGTGATCTGATAAATGTGTGCCTTCCCGCCCTCCAACGGCCGGAGCGGTGGGGTTTCGTAGCGAAAGGCCTGCGTCGCCAGGGTCGTCGAGCGGTCGTTGCCCAGGCGGATCTTGCCGTCACTGCACACGATCGCCAGCGGCGCGTAATAATACGCCGGCTCCCGGTTGCCGGGCGTTTCGATGTCCCCCAGCGTTGTAGCAACCGTGTGATACCGCCACCTGCGACCCGTCGGCCGCAGGTAACTCCACGCCCCCACGCCGCCGCCGGCCTGCACGCGGTCCCTCCCGTAGTGGTAGGCCAAGACCTCGGGATCCCCGTAAGGCTGGTCCCCGTTCGCGATGAACAGGATTTTGTTCAGGGTGTCGACCGCGTAGCTGATCCGCTGGTTTTTCTCGCCGTCGCGCAACTCACCCTGCTTGGCGAACCGCCGCCAGGTGTCCCTGACGTTCTTGGCCACGTTGTTCTCGGTCACCCCGTCGAAACTGTAGAGCCCGTCCTCCGAGTTGAAGTGGATCAACTCGGGGTCGCCGACGATGATCGCCCCGTTGCCGCCCCCCCGGTTGGCGCAGCCCACCGCCGACTTGCTCCTGGTCAGCGTGTGCGTCGAAAACGGCGCCTTCGCCCCGGTGGCGATGGTCGCGTTGGTCGAACCGCCGATGGTCCCACTCAGCAGCCAGATCGACTTCGGCTTGATCAGGACGAGCTGGTGGCCGACCTCGCCCATGCCGTACACGCCGGTCTGGGCGTCCCCGCCCAGCACCTCGAAGTCGTCCGGGTCCACGTGGTCGGGGTGCCCGAACGCGGAGTAGTAAAGGTAATCGTTGCGAACGTCGGAGCGGGCGGAGGCGATGTGTTCGTAGTTTGTAAACATCCGGTCTTTGTAGAGGCACGCCACGGTGGCCGCCGGGGGCAGGCCGTTCTTGGACGGAGCAAATGGCCCGTTCACCTCGTCGCCCTCGGGTGGGGTGGGCGTTCCGCGAAAGCCGTAGGGGTCGAAGTACAACCGCGTCGAACCGATGTCGGTGCGGGGCCGCGTCCAGCGCAGCAGAAAATACGGGTTGCCCACGTGGTGGTCGCGGCGGTAGAGCCGCAAGTGGGTGCTATGCCAGCCGGCGCCCGCGTTGCCAAGGTCCGACACTACGAAACGATACTCCTCCTGGAGGCTCCGCACGGTGAACCGGCCCAGGTTCAGCGGGTTGCTCTCGACGTCGTCCGCCTGGTCGTACCACGTGACCGCGTACTCGTAGTCCCCCGGTTCCAGGATCGCGTCTGCCGACGGCGTGTCCCCCAAGTAGCCCTCGTACGTGCCCAGCACCGGGGCCGGCATCCCAGTGAACACAGTGTTCTCCGGCGTGCCGTCCGTCCTGATCGGGAACGAAGACCCGTCGTAAATGTACAGTCGGCCGTAAGCCGGCACGTAGCAAGCGGGGCCGCTGGCCGGGGCCCACGAGATCAGGTGCACGACCCTGCCGTCGGGGTGGACCGCGTAATATCCGGGGGCGTAGGTCTGTCCGTCTTCGCTGACGGCCCACACCTGGTAGACGAAGATTTCCCCCACGACCGGGCTGTGCCAGTGGATCGCATTTCCTACGTGCGACGGGTGGTGGCCCTCTACCCAGCGCATGGGCGGCCAGGCCGCTTCAGGGTTCTCGCCCCCCCACAGCCCGAACGGCCAGGCCGGACGCACCCGGCCGTCGCCGAGGATCACGTTCTGGGCGTCCACCGCCCAGGCCGGCCCCAACTCCCGTGGCTTCAACGTCGTGTTGAGCCCCAGGAACGGACCGGTGAACTTTGGTCGGGCGTTGGGCACTAGATCGGTCTCCAGCTCCGGCCGCGGGTGATGCCGTTCAGGTCCGCGACCATGTCGCCCCTCATGCTGAACCACAGCGCGGCCAGGTCCTTGTTGTCTCGCCGTGCCTGCATCTTGCCGAAGAATCCCGCCCCGATGGGCAGGATGTGCTGCCACTGTTGCGGCACCTGATACGGGATGTGGTCCGGGGCCGTGAGGTCCAGCACCAGGGGCTGGTAATGGACCTCGACCGTCTGGGCGCTGGGGTCCTCGTCGTAGAACACCATCCCGAACGCCCCGGTGGTCGCGTCCCGGAACCACGCTATACGCTCAGGTGGCGGGCCCCGCAGGCCGCGCAACGGCCGGCGGGCGTAGTCGTCCCGGCCGCCCCACGGCGCCTCTATCAGGTTCGTGTGCGAACCGCTCGCCTCCACACGTCGAGCAGAAAGCGGGCGACGCACGTCGCTGCTGGTGAGCAGGTACCTCCGCACCGACGACGTGACGGTGATGGTCTCCGGCGCGTCCTTGACGTTCCAGGCCCCGGTGCACGCATCCATTGCCAGCACCGCGTCCTTGTACGCGAGATTGATCAACACATCCAAGCGCGCAAAGGAATCGTGATCGACGAACCGGTCGCCCTTGGGGTCGTCGAGCCAGCCGAGGGTCGCCGGCCGCAAGTCTTGTAGATCCACGACCACACCTCCGGGTGTTCAGACCGGACGCCCGGAAACCCGGGCCCCCGGGTTATTTTCTACGCCGAGGCGGTGCCGATCAGCACGCCGGTCTCGCCGTCCACGTTCACGCCGTAGTTCTCAAACCAGTCGCAGTCGGCCGCGGTGATCCACGTCGTCTGCACGTCCGTGGCGATCCGGCAGAGGTTCAGGGCGATCAGCCCATCGGTCGTCGCCTGCAGGACGATGTTCTGATCGTTCGCGTGCACGTTCTCCAGGCTGTTGTGGTGCATGTTCAGGTGGGTCAACGCCGTCGCCGAGTTGCTGATGTCGCCGCCGGAGAAGTTCCCGCGGATCAGGCAGTGGGCGATCTCCACCCGATCACCGCCCACCAGGTCGATGCATCGCGTAGCCCCGGCCCCGTCCTGGATCGCCTCCAGCCCGATGATCTTGCACCGATCCGCCGTGGTCAGCAGGATCCCGGTCACCGGTTGCCCGGTGGTCTGGGTCAACAGCCAATCGTCCAACACGCAGTCGTCCCCGGTCACCTCGCACAACTTGGTGATCGCGTCCAGGGCCCCGTCAATCCAGATGTTGGACATGTGGACACCGTCGCCGCTGATGAGCACATTGCCGGCTATGGCGGTCCCCACCTCGATCTTTGGCCGCCGGTTACCCTCGCCCATCCCGATAATCGTCAGGTCATCCACGCTGATGTCCAAACCATCGACCGCGATCACCGTCTCCTCGTGTCCGGTGCCCACGATGATCTGATCGTGGGCCCGGGCCTTGCTGACGGCATTCACCAGGGTCGCAAGCGGGTGCGCCGGATCCTGGCCGCTCCGGGCGTTGCTCGCCCTGGTATGGGTCGAGTCCACGAACAGCGTCCGGCCCCAGGGGTCCGGGTTGATGAAGCTGCGCAGGCGTCGGGGAATCCGGCCCGACGGCCCGATGCCGTCAAGGTTTCGTACCAATCTCATGATCAAGCTCCTGTTGTACTGGGACCGCTCGTTGCCCGGCGGCCCTCAGCCAGGCCTATAGTTACGACGTTCCGACGTCGTACTTATGTCCGATCGCGCCAGCCGCCGGCACTCATGGGGTTGTACGTCCCGTACAGACGCACGGAAATCAACCCGACCTCGTCGCCGCTGGCGTCCCCGTCGTCGTCCAGCTCGCACCACAGCATCGCGATCTCGTCGTCCGCGATTGATGCGGGCATGTTCAAATGACGGGGCCCGGCTTTGTGCAGGTCGGACGCCGTCGAAATCGTGGCCGGATCCAAGGTGCAGGACCCGTCGGGGGTCGATGCCCCGTCGCCAATCAACTCGTCGACCGCGACGCCCTTGATGCCGACTTTCCAGATGATACCGGTGTCCGCGTCGCCGCCGCTGCTCTTGAAAATCACCGCGGCGTGGACGTCCTGGCTCCAGTCGAAGTACCACAGGTCGCCCTGCGGATCGAACCACCAATAGAAGGTGTCGGCGGTGGTCATCTGGAGGCAGTTCAGCTCCGAGTCGGCCTGCGCCTCGGCCAGGTCACCCCCGCCGAGCGCCGCGGTGGTCAGCGTGAGACCTTCCCGCATGGGGTAGAACGTCGCCCGGGCCTGCCCGTAGGGTAGGCCCTTCTCATTCAGTCCTTGACTCATTGTCTCGATCTCCTAACGATTCGGTCCCTTACAGCGGTTTCACCCTCGGAAACAAGGGGTTACGCGGCTATCGGGATCGCGTAGTCCAAGTCCGACACCACCGCATTTGCATTGGGGGCGTGACAGACCAATTGACAGAAACGGAACCAGGCAGCTTCATAGGCGTGCCGGTTAAGCACCCGGCTGAGGATCGCCCCGTCCTGGTTCATCCACTGCCCGTCATTGTTCTGGTACAGGGTGAACGTCGAGGTATCCAAGAGGTACATCTTGTCGGGTGGGCAGTGCCGGTCCCGAACGATCGGGATCTGGTCCTCGAACTTCATCGCCGTGGCCCAGCCGTTCAGCGTGGTCGCGGTACCCTGGAAGCGCTTGCTCTGGACAAGCTCATCCATGAGGATCGCGAACACGTTGTAGCCACAGAGAATCAGGTTGATCGCCCCGTCGCTGTACTGCTCGACCTCGGCCCTTGCCTCCTCGATCAGGCTCAACTCCGGCCGGCGGGCGACGCCGCTGTTGGCGAACACGTTGCCGTGCCAGAACTCATTCCCCGCCGCGGTGCGGTCGATCCCGCCCAGGTTGCCGGCCGACGGGTTGTCCGCGGAAATGATCCCGCCCAGGCCCATCACCGACTGGTCGTAGCTACCCTGGCGGTACACCCCGTAGTTGGTCGGGTTGGCCTGCAAGTCCGCCCAGTCGATCAACTGTTTGCCGGTCGGATAGGTGATCCGAATCGTGCTGGTGCTCCGCGCGACGCTGATCTTCGCAGTGATGCACCCGCCGCCGGTTGCCCCGTTCGCTTTCAGCAGAATGTCCACCACCTGGCCGGTGGCCACGCCGCGGGTGTGATCCAACGTAAACGTGGTCGCCGTGGTCGCCCCGGCGACCGTACCCAACAAACCGTCCCCGGTGCCGTAGAGTTCGAAGTTGAACCCCGACCGCATCTGCTTCAGGAGGTTCGTGGTCTCGAAGTCGTAGGGGCGTCGCTCGGCCGCGTAACCACGCTTCGCCCCCTCGACGTGGCTCCCGGCGATCTCGATTCGCCCGTACAGCCGGGAATAGTTGTAGTTGTGGCGGTTGACTTGCTGGTGGCCCGCGGGGGGCAGGTCGCCGGCGTTCGACCAGCCCCAGCCTCCACCCTCACCGCTGTGTATGACGAGGGATAGCTGCTCGCCCTCGGCGTACTCTTGCTCGTCCCGCTGCAAATCCTGCAACAGAACGGATCGCACGTTGAAACCGGCCCTCATTTTTCGGAGGTACACGGTTCGCAGCAGTGCTGACTGCGTGTCTCTGGATGATGGCATTGCTCCGCAACTCCATAGTTGGCGGAACC